ACGAAAACTCTGTTCCGCTGTTACACGTTGGTTTTCTTCTTTTGATTGAGTAGCGAACTCTCCAAGCCTTTTTTGAACAACTCCATCAATAGTAGCGTTCAATAGTTTGCTTGAATCGGAAGATGGATCATCAATAGCTTCATCATAGTCAAAGACGAACTCTTCGCCTAATCCTAATTGCTCCTTGAGATTTCCTGGTGTTGAACCACCACCCTCATAATATCCCTTAATATGTGATATTAAATTAGGGTCTTCTCTCATATCATCCAAAATAGGTGCGTAAGGTTCAAGTTCGTTAAGCCTACCTTTCAACTTCTTAGCTTCTCTACTTGAATCTGCGTACCTCTTCTCGTAATCATGCCCTCGTTCTTGCTGTTCTTGCACTATTTCTTCTCGGGGGCTGTTTTCAGCCGTTGCGATGTCTTGCTGGACGGGCTCCCCAGCTTCTTTTTCAAGTACGACACTATTCACCTGCTTATCTAACTCTTCAAAAAAGTTATCAGAGTTTTGAGTCTCGAGGCTACTATCTGGCGAATCATCGCCTTCAAATAGGTTGTCGTTTTGCTCATTGTGCAGTGCCATAATAAACCTCCATTAATTTACTGCGTTTATTTTTACCTTTCAATAGGTTTTTCTCTATTTCTTTTACTTTCTTCTTTAATTAAAGATCGTAAAAACTTTTGTTGCGCTTCAGTCTCTAGTACGCCTTTCCGTACTTCATTACCAGCAGTACCTATTTTATCTTTAATACCAGCTTGTACAATTGTTGTTTCAACTGAGCATAAATACTTTTCCTTTTTATAATCTGTTCTTTATTTCTAATATCGGTTTCTGCCAACATTGCTATATCATCAATCAATCCAGACTGGAACCATCTAAAATATTCTTCCATTAATGCCCACCTATTAATAGGCATAGTAGAGCCGCCAATATATCTTACATCAAACTTACTAGATGCATAATCATTCCACCTACTTATAACATCACCATAATCATTATAGATTGGTACATTAATCTCTACTGACCTATCTTCAAATCCACCAGCTTCAGGTTGTACTATTCTAAATACTTTATGAGCTGTATACGTACTTTGTGCTGTCTCTGTAAATACTTTACCTAAATGTTCTAAAGCTGGTTCCATTATAGTCTGCATCCAAGCTTTAATTCTACGAGTACCATACTCATCCATAGCAAGCATTCCTCTATAAGTCTCAGTCTTCTCAGCTTCTACTCCTTGTAATGTACCAGGAACACCTGAAATATACTCAATATCTTGTTTACCTTGCTGTGTAATAGTAAAAAATGCTTGATTAAGACCTAATGGCTGTATAGGAACTGGAGGTGTAAACCCTGGTCTGTATTTTAATAAAGCTCCTGGAGCTGAAGAATACTTTTCCCATTCCTCTTCAGGTACAGAACCTTCTTCATATAACCATCTCAAGTTAGAACTTAAATTAGCATTATGCAGCATAATTTGATGAGATTTATTAATTTCTTGTTGCTTACCTACAAGAGGAGTAACTGCGCTCATCGGATATGGAGTTCCTGTATATGTATATGGAAATGGTATTATAGGATATTCAGTATTAGATAAATAATATTCATATAATAACGTATCACCAGCGATACAAGTAACTTTTACTCTAGTATCATAATACTGAACAGAATCAACAAGGGTATCTAAAAACTCTTTATTCTTAATAAGTAATTTATATTCATCTTCATTTACTACTTTATTTTCTACTTTAGAAACTTCTTCTGTAACCTGAGCTTCAATAGCAGCTCTTTCTGATTCAATAGCCGACTGTGTTTCTTTCCCAAGTTTCTCAATTTCTAATTGAGCTCTTGATTCAATAATTTCACCACGCTGCAGAGCCATAGTAATTGATAATTCTTTCTCCTCAGCTGCCACCATCATCTCTTTAGATATTGTTTCCATTCTTTCCTGTACTTTACCATTGATCATTTCCATCTCTTCTGGCGATGGAAGGACTTTAATAAATAAATTATAATATGGTAATTTTTCTTTAGAGTACATCTCATAGAAATCAATCATATCATCATCTTCACCCGACGGCTTGTATGAGACTGAAAGAATATCGTCTGCTTGTATACTATCAGATTCACTAGTATCCCTTTGAGTATATGAACCAGCTGTGTTTACAGAACCACTAGCATTTCTTATTTTATTTTTATAATAAGAAGTCACGACTCATTGGGTCTACATAAACATCAAACGGCTCTATTCTTTTAAATACTACTTCACCCATTCCCCTGTCTTTATCAGCGTCTATATCAATCATCATATATCCGATACCCTTTGTAAATGCATCTTGAACTACTTGTGAAAACAATGACTTACCATTCGATATATACCAACAGTAAGAAGCTACATCAGCGTGAACAGCCGCAATATCGACATCAGACCCTTCAGCCCCAACAGCCTGCCACCTAGGGTTATTAGCAGTAACAAAAAACTTCATTATCTCTATAGCTGGTGTAATTCTATTAATAATAAAGTCAGGCATACCAGCTTCTTGTAAATCATCAAGCTCTTTAGAAGTTAGTTGATCATTTAAATAAAAATCATAACCACGCTGACTTATATTACGCCATCTACTTCTTTCACCTGTAGACGCCTTATTCCATAATTCTCTAACTGCCTCAGCCTTCTTTTTATTACTTTTTCTTGGCATTATTTTACTGCTCCTAATAATTCAGTAGGGTCAATTCTATCCTTACTTTTCCACTCATTACCTTTCACAGCTTCAATGTGTACATGATCTGATATACCCGCATTCCAACCAGCAGCCTTTGACGTAGGTCTTCTCATTACGCCAAGAATATCTCCAGCTTTAATTACATCCCCCTCTTTAACTGAGGGGTCTACATACGCAAATCTCATAACATGATTACCAGTTGAAACTTGTACATATTTTGTTTCACTATCTCCCTTATACCACGTACCAATCTTTGTAACAGTACCAGCAAAAGGTGAACTAACTTGACCTCCAAATGGAACTGAAATATCTATACCTCTATGTGCTCCTTCTACAGATTTACCCTTCCGTATACGTGATGCCTCAAATATACCAGACCCCTCTACATCACTTCTAATCTTTACATCACCAAAAATAGGGTGAGCTCTTTCTTTAATAGGGTCATCTTGGGCAAGCATAGTAGACATAATCGCCATGTGACTCATTCTTTCTCTTTGTTTTGGATGAGTCATTTACCTGCCAATTGGCACACTAACTCCAACATTCCAATCATAATCACCATTCCTACGTCTTTTATTATAACTACCATACAAAGACGTGTCACCTTTTAATGGTATACGAAAACCCCCTTTGCGAAACGGTTCTATTACATTTTGGTTTTTGTTATATTGAAATCCAAGTAAATTATACATAGACTTTGCAACCATTAAAGCATTCCCAGGCTGTTTTGCTCTCATTTTACTTTGAGGATATACACTCTTTGTAATACCACTCCACATTGTAGACTTCGGCTGATAACTTCCGTCAAGAGCATTTAACTTGCTCATAGTCCTTAAACTTAAACTAGGACTTGTAACAGAACTTGTATTATCTAAAGGTCCATTCATATACTAAGCAACAATCCAGCTTTTTGCTTTTCTTTTAGGTTTATACCATCCCTTTTTATCTTTATTCTCCCTCATATTAGGAGGAAAAGCGTGCAATTGTGCATAATATAAGGTCTCAATAGTATCGTCATGAGCCATTTTAGGTCCGAATGTAACAATTTCGTTGATTAAATCAAACATATTCTTTCTAATATGGACAGTACCCATACTAAATCTACCGCTTAAACCACTATAAATCCTATTTCTTTTGTGTTGGCCTCCTGGTTTCTGCGGTATTACAGCTATATCAAACCTATTTAATCTGCGCCTTTCATCATTCAATGCTTGGAATATACTACGGTTCATAGCTACATCTTCTACAGTAGCTGAAGAGCAGTTATATTTATTATACATAGATATAATATAGTCAACAACGCCAGTACGTCCTAAAATATTACCATCAGAATCTTTTGAACCAACCGTAGGAATACTTCTATGCCTTTCATACTCTAACACATATAACTCATTGTTCATATCAACAGCAATAGCCATAATAACACTGAAGTCAGAATGTTTAGTATCTATATCAGTAGCAGGGTCACATCCAATAAATATATTCACTGGAGCAAGATTACCGTCTTTTACTATGTAATTAACACCATCTTCATACTTATAATAACCGTCATAATACTTTAAATGATTCCTTGTCCATACAGCATCTTCCTCACTCATTACCTCCATCATGTATTCTTGAAAGAACTTATGAGGCTGTCCGGAGTCCATATAAAACCTCTTCTTCTCTTCTAATTTAGAAGCAGGGAAGAACGATGCCCAAAGAGGAGCTCCATCAGGTTGCAATGCTTTATACGTAATTACCTCCCAAGCAAAGTCATTCCCATCTTTTTTAGCTTTTGCATGCTGTGTAAGAAGGTTGTTAATAAAGGAATCATAATGCACAGGAGTGCCATTAACGCGCAATCGACCAGTATGAGGCTCGAGCGCTGGATAAACAACGGCAGTAACAAGATTCGCATTCTTATCCCTTGCGTCTCTTGTAATCGTATTTGCTTCATGTTCAAAATCATCTAATACAATTAAATCATATCTTTTATGTAATTTAGCACCACCACGAATACCAGCTACATTTGACTTACTTATTAACTTACATCCATTTTTTAAT